GTACTTTTTAAAATAAAATTCAATATAATAGTATTATTAGTATTGAAGAATAGCATAATCATAAGCGAGTGTGAGAGAAATCTCAACAAACGCATCGTTTGCCCAATCCATATCACCGAATGTTGTTGCAGTGATGAAAGCACCTTTAAGTGTCCATTCTTCAACTTTATCACCAACAGGACCAAGAACATGAAGTGTAATATCTTTCTTATAAAAGTCAGAATAACCATCACGACCTGTTACGGATTCATGTGACAAACGAACCCATTCCATTACTGCCTGAGCAGCAGAAGGAACAATAGGATCATACAATTTAATAGTAACATCTTGCCATTCACCCTTTCCCTTTACCTTACGCTTAACATTGATATGGTCGAGAGTGATAGGGTTAAAGCTGATGTTTGGTCTACCAGCACCTTTTACCAAATAAGCGGGAACGCCTTCAATATACAGAATAAAACGATTCTGTAATTTTGGTTCAAACGGTGTGAAAAAAATTTCATTGGGATCGAGTAATTCAGCCATTTATATCTCCAAATTAAAAATATCTTTTTAAATAAATATACAACTTTTAAAAAATATGGGGAGAGTATTTCATCCCCCCCTTTTATTTCAATTAAGCACCTGGAAAAGCAGCACCTGTTGATTGAATGTTGAAATCCAAAATAATGAATTCAGCAGTCTTTGCAGGTTGTAAGAACAATTGACCATACATTATGTTTCTATCGATAATTTCTGGTGTATTGTTACTCTCATCCATGATAACACGGAAAGCGTAAAGACCTTGTCGTTGTTGGATTGACTCAAGATATGGTGTCACGATATTCAAGAAGCGACTTCTTGTTTGTGATGTGTTTTGTTCAAACACAAGGTATCTTGTAGAAGAAGCAATAAACTTCTTAGCAGCAATCAACAATCTACGAACATTGATACGGTCAAGAGCAGATGGACGACCTTGAAGTGTCTTCTGACCCCATACACATACTCCAGTTGATGGGAATACTGCGATTGGGTTAATTCTTGCCTCATACAATGTATCTCTTTCAGCGTGTGTCAATCTTGACTTAACTTCAACAACTTCTGTGAGACCACCACGATTCAAACCAGCAGGAGCGAACCATTCAGCAGATACACGGTCATTGAATGCAATAACACCAGGAAGAACAACAGATGGTGGAACCCACACAGGTTTGTTTCTATCGAAATCAAGAATTTTAACCCAAGGATAATAAGTAGCAGCATAGTTACTGTCAAATCCTTCTGTTGTTGCAACAGCAGTTGCAATGTTATCAGCGATAGCGTTTGAATCCATTACATAGAAAGCATCACCACGATTTTCACAAACATCTTTAGCATAAGTTGTTATTGATGAGTGTAAAGAGTGAAGAACACCCGGAGTTGCAATCATATTAATATCGAATTCATCTGCATTTGAAATTGTGTCAAGTGCCTTCTTGTAAGAAACATATCCGTCAGCAGTTGTAGATGAAATATCAAATCCTTGTGTATTACCAGCTTCGATATATGCACCTAATTTCTTTTGGAGATTTGGTTTATGACCATCAAATCCACCTTGGAACGGCACCATGAACTTACGAGAATCTAAAGCAGTATTTGTTGATAAATCAATTGAAGAACTGTATGCAGTTGCACTTGATGGGAAACTTGCACCAGGATTTTGTTGATAATCACCCAAATAGAAATCTATATTTGAACCTGTTGTTTGGTTTGCTGATATTGGTAATGAACGTAAATAGTTGAAGTTATCTGTATTTGTAAAGTCATAAGTGAATCCCCAATATACTCGTCTGTTATAAGCACCGCCGGAAGTTTGGTCTGTTACAAATGTAGCAGCAGCAGGTTGTGTGAATGCAGAAGGTATTGGTGAAACAAGAGCACGGAAACCAAAAGGAACTAAGTTTGGAGAAACACCACCGTTTGTTACGGCTTCTGTTACTTCAACACGAATATATTTTGATTTATTTGAATAATCACCGTTTACAACTACTTTACCTTCATCTGTGATTGTAATATATCTGTCACCAATTACACGAGAAATAAATTTAGGTGAATTAGGATCAAGATTACATTTGAATGATTCTATTACATTTGGACGCAAATCTTCGTCTTCGTATGTAAATGGTGTTTGTGGAAGTTTAGATTGATCAACAAATCTAACAACAACATCAAAATCACCATATTCAGAACCTGCAATTGTTCCAGCAGGACGAATGTTTGCAATACCAACTTTTACTTCATAGTTAGAATGAACACCATGAGAAAGTGTATGGAAACGGAATAAATCTTGTTTATTAACA